TTTGGTGCAGCCATTTTCTAGCCTCCTTTATCCAAAGACGATTGCCATAGCAATGGCTTTACCTGTTGATATACCAGCACTGCCAAAACTGACAGTACCACTTCCGTTAGTTACTAATGCTTGACCACTTGATCCATCCGAAGTTGGGTAAGCAATCCCACCAAGTGAAACAGCGCCTGAGAATGTACCAGTAGTACCTGTCAAAGCACCAACACTTAAAGAATTAAACGCATCTACAAAGGCAGCGCCAGAGCCAGCGCCGTTACTGTAGACAGCTTTTGTTTTACCAGACGCAATAGTTACATTTGCGCCAGATCCTTGAGAGATGATTATGTTCTGAGATCCAGTTGTAGCATTCTCAATGAACCACATCTTGCTAACAGTGTTTGGTCCAATAGTAATTGTACATGCGCTATCTAGAGCGCCTGTGTACTTCAGGAACATTGACCTACCGGGGTCTGTTCCACCATCAGCAATCGTTGTTGTGTGCGTGTTGGCGTTAGTAGTAATGGCTTCTGTACCGAAGCCAAAAGCCTCGCCAATCAGCTCAAGGTTCGTGTTAGTGACTGTTCCCCATGAGCCTGACTGATCGCCAGTTGCCATCTCATTGAGGCGAAGGTCATTTACAAAGGTAGAAGCCATATTAGTCGATCCTTACAATTGCTGTATTAGCAGTTTGAGCTGGGAAAACAATGCGGAATGTTCCGCCAGCAACTGAAAAGTCTCCACCAAAGTCCAATACAGCAATAGCAAAATCGCTTTCGGTGTCATTGTAGATCAATGCTCCGCGAGCTGTAAAGGTTGCTGATGTCCACTCTGGGTTGTTAGAGTCAAAGCAACCGCTTGTACTGTTGGTTATAACAGAGGCGTTTGCCAATGTCACGCCGCCAGTTGTGTACCCATTGCCGTTAGCAACTTCATTTGTTGCGCTATATGCGGTTGTAGTTGCATTTAGCGTTGCTGAACTGGTGTAAAGGGCGATCTTTATCGTATCTGTGTCGAGATCATGCAGCCCAAGCATTACATCTCGTTTAAATTGTGTACACATTGCTTGTGATATTGCCATTATAAGCCTCCGTTATATTCTGCTGCGTAATCGCGTTGCATCTCTTGTACCGTAAGTTGCACTGCTTCGTCAAATTGTGTCTTATAAAGCGTCAATGTTTCCCCAGCCTTGAGGAAGGCTGACGCCTCATAGAGACACGCGGCAAGCAGCACATTTTCGGCATTGTCGCCAATCCAGTTATTTGCGTTGCTTGAACTCAAGCCCTGTTCAGGGGCAATATAGTCTACTTGGTATGTATCTGTGGAATTTGGCGTTGGGGCCAATGTAATAACAGATCCAGCCGTGCCTGCACTCTTGGTGCTGTACATTATTGGAATACCCTGCGTGGTCGCGTTGGGCGAATAATCACGGATATATGAATCAACTCTGTGGTTTAGGTATGACAAAACATTAGAAGATATAACAGATACCTGACGGATCATTCTGGCTGTTGGCACTGTATAGTCCGAAGTTCCTGCCACCATGTTTGCTGTCGCAGTCTTACGAAAGCACGGTAGGTTTGGCAGGCGCTGGAAAATCATTACTTCCGCCTGATCTATGATTTGGTCAATAGAACTTTGCAGCTCAGAGCTATCATCTTCTAAGAAGTTCTGAATGTTTGCAACTAAAGTTGTGTAATTCATTATTGGCCCCACGTTCCTTCACCGAATGCATTAGATCCAAAGCCTGTGTAATCTAATTCTATACTTTCGTCACCTACATTTCCAGTCCCACTAATTCCATTTGGATAAGCAGCATTATCAGCAAGAATTGATACTGAACCAATACCCCCTGTTGCGCTCTGTCCAACAGGGTGTGGCCTACCTTCGGTATCACCCCAAGGGCCAAGTCCCCACGGCCCTATACCCCAACCGAATGGATCTTCTACTAGTGCGGTTCCGACTTCACCAGCACCACTAACCCCAGCTTCATTAATTTCGCCTACTAGCTCTTCATTGCCTACATTAGAAGACCCACCAACTCCAGATGGGGTGGCTTCCAATAGGAATGCTTCTGTACCAACGCCGCCAGTGCCGCCTACACCCGCTTCGTTTATTGAGATATCAAGAGCCTCGACACCCACACTTGCAGCGCCTGCGGTCCCGCTGACCCCAGTCACCACTATTTCTCTAACAATGGCTCCAACTTCACCATCGCCAGCTTGGCCAGAAGCGATAATTTCAGTTTGGATTGTGGCCTCTACCGTGCCGACATTGGCCGTTCCGCCCACGCCTGTTACTGTGTGTATTACTTCTAAACCAATATTACCAATAAAGCCGGGGGCGCTTACCCCAACGCCGGGGCGCAATCTTGGATCTATCGTCCAGTCCTGAGTGTATCCGATAAAGACAACAACATTTTCTGGATCTGTGTCTGGGCGTGGATTAAACAGTGCTGTCGCATCAACTACGTTCTTTGCAGGCGTTAGCTGTGGCTGCTTGGGGTCAAAGTCTTCTGGAGAAACACGCAATCCATCCCAAGTGGTCTTCAACTGGGTGTATGGAACCCGAAGACCACCTACATCGCTTATTGCGAGAGATTTTTTTCCTTTTGCGTATTTCGCCATTATGATAAATTCAACGCTGTTGGCTGAATCCTTAAACTTACACCATCATTATCAGAAGCCGCCGCGAAGGCGAATGCACGTTCATACATTTCGTTTAGTATTGTAAACTTTTCATTTGCAAACTTTAGAGACATCTTGCTGGCCAGACCAGCGCAGATGCACTCGTTCCAGCGGTACGGGATGTCGGCATCCTGATTGGACGCTGTAACGTCCTCAAGCTGGCGTATGGCCCAGTACACCATGCTGTACGTTGTCCTGTTTGGAACCTGCCAGAAGTAGGCTATAGGCGTATACTGCTTATCTAGCATGTACTGGCTGGGCTTGCCGGGGGACGTTTTGTTTGGAAGCTGGTTATAATCAGAGATAGAAACGCGGTTTATTATCTGGTCAGACGTATCTGTCCCAGAGCTATCACGCACAACGGCGTCAAGGATATCGATAGTTCCTACTGGCAAAGTGTAGGTTGCCTGCCCGTTTATGAGCGTCAAAGTCTGCTGTTCTACTGCCCAGTAGTTGATGCCCCTGTTTGCCCACTCAGAGAAGAGTAGGTTAAGGCTGCGCCTTGCGGACACAGCCCTATCACCCGTTTGTGTCTGTGGATCTAGGCCGCAGCGTTCAAAGGCTTCGGTGATGATCTCTTCAACGTCTGGTCGAAACGATACCGTGTTAGAAGTTGCCATCCGATTACTCCTTTAGTATTCTTTGATGACCCTCAAGACCAATTGGTAGGAATCTCCAACAGCTCCAGCTCCAGCAGTTGTGAAACTAATGTCACCAGTTGGGTTTGTGCCATAAGACTTGGTTGAGGGAAGCCCACCAAATTTAGAGAAATCATGATAACCGATATCGTCATCACCAATGTTCATCAAGATGATGTCGGCATCAGCATCAGCTAATATACGCACAGTCATGCTTTTAATGACCCACCAGCCTTCGATGATGCGAACAGCAGTACAAGGCTGTCCACTTGCGCTTGGAGCAAGAGTTGACACATCGATCTTCAAAACTGCACTTTCGTCTCCAGTATCAACGTATTGATACTGGAACGCGAAAACGGCCTCTCTTACACTGTCACTAAGTTTTTTTACTGATACAATGTCAGTCATTTTCTAGTCTCCTTACGAGCCACTGCCATCTGTTCCGTATGTCAGATCATACACATGGTAGAAAATCCGCAACTCAATATTACCGCCCGTTGCGGCTGACGCACCAACACCGCCTGTTATTCTCACAGGGTGAGCGGTACTCATAACATAGCCCAGATCATTGCCAGAAGTGGCATCTGTAAACGAGATTTCAAAATTGCCTACATCGGCGTCAGCATTGTCAAGGATGCCGTCTGGATCAGAAGCAGGTGCTGTGTCTGTAACTTCAATCCAACCTAAATCGAATGTAGGGTTTGTTCCGCCTGTAGCGGACGCAATACCTTCAACTCGCGTGATGAGAGCGTTGGCAGGTAGGATAAGAGGCAATGAACCGGGACCAGTAGCAAGTGGACCGCGACGAATATTTGTTGTAGTTGCCACAGTAGGGTCTGGAATATACCCTTGAGCAACAAGCCTAACCGCGCCAGCGACTTGTGGATTAGTGGTTTTTTGAGCCTGTCCTACGCGAACTGGACCTGAAAAAGTTGTAGTACCCATGAGTTTCTCCTGTCTGGGTTAAGTCAGCCACGAAATATGGCTGTCAGGGAATATGGGTACGATACATCACATCAATTTAAAAAGAAAGAGGCGATCCGAAGACCGCCCCTTAATTACAATACTGTTAGAAGTATTATGCGCCTTCAGAGCCGAAGACACCACGCCAGTCGGTGTAACCGAAGCTGTAACGCTCACGCACTTTATAGCGCACGTTGCCAGTTTCAAAATCACCTTCCATGCCTTTTTTCATAGGCGAGCGTTGGAACATTTTCAGTCCATCAGGTACGTCAGTTGTGACGAAGAACCCGTCTGCGTCTGTCAGACGGCGCATCACATGATAACCTTTTGGCAAGTAACCGCCAGAACGGATAGCATTGATGTCGTTGTCAGCAGTGCCAACGCGAAGCTGGGATTCCAGCAGGCGCTCTGCAACAAACGTGTAGGCCGTTGGGATAACCAACTGCATACCTTGGGCAGCAATACGAAGACCACGATCATCCTTCATATCCGCGATTTGGATAAGAATGGCTTCAAGTGAAACTTCTGACAAGTCAGCCGCTGTGGCTAACGTGTTAGACTGGTTGCCGTTCTGCGTTGGGTGAGCTTGGCTCAAAAGAGTAGTGCCATCTCCACCGTTTGCAGTTGTCGCGTTGTTCAAGACGTTAGCCGCTTTGATTTCCTTAGTGGAAGCCATAGAACGGGCAAGAGCCTTGGTGTAGCGAGAAGCAATTGAGCCATACTGGCCGTCCTCTTCAGCTTCCTCAGTGATTGAGAATGCCAAAGCAACTGTTTCGTGCTGGTAACGCGCAGTCCACTGCTGGCCAGCGTCATCATAAGAGATGGCTGAACCTTCAGATTTAGTTGGAGCAGAGCCAAAACCGGATAGCAGGACGTCCTCCTCGAATGCCTTCTGAGAAGTATTCGATGCAAAGACTGCCGCATATTCAGCAGGGTACTGGTCATATTCGAGGCCAAACAAGGTGTTTAGACCCGGCTCAAGCATTTTAGCAAAACTTGCTCTATTCATAGCCATGATTTAAATCCTTCCTTAGATCCCGGCGCTATCTTTAAGAAGATGCTCATTTACGAGAACTTCCATGATAGCATTCGCACCAAAAGCATTATCTGGTGCATGGTAAAGCGCAAGGATCTTGCAGGTAGCAGTACCCGCAGCCATTGTGCCGCTCAATTCAAAGCCAGACTGACCTGTGAGGGTCGAACCTGCGCCTGCAACAACATCGCAGCAATTGCCAATGTTTGTTTGTGCAGTAGTTCCAGCGGTCTGAGCGCGGTACACGGTGTACGGATCATCATATACATAAGCAATGATGTCAGTAGCCACTGTGGCTGACGGCCAGTATTCACTGTAGATGTATGATCCGTCTGCGGCTGTATATGAACAACCATCAAACACACCAATGTTATTTACTTCAGTAGCAGTATGCGGTGTCACAACACCACCAGAAGTAAGAATGCAGAGATCACCTTTGAAGATGTTTTCTGCAAGACCACTTGTGATGGTATACTGATTTGTGCGTGGTGCATTACCGCTCATGTGACGAATTGGGACAAACCCAAAGGCAGCATCAACATTTGCCATTTTTTCGCTCCTATAGCGTTAAGGTTAATCGCTCATGGCAGATAAAGATCTGCCGCGACTTGTTTCGGACCTACGATCCTGATGGATCGGTTGTCCATGACGCCGTCCTAACGCATCAAGGTCACCTGCAACGGATTCGTTTTGCTCACCATTCTTGTTAGAATAGTATTCCTTCATTGCCAAATGCCGTTCTTCTGGCATTTCACAGAGCAACATTCCTTCGATGCCTGTACAGCCTTGCCACTGCCCGTGATTGATAGTCGGAAACAACTTACTCATCACAGTTTCAGCTTTACGCGGTTCCCACCCTTCACGCATACGTTTGTACACGTTATCTGGCGTATCTTTCCCTTGAATCGAGGTCGCTACCCACCGTTGGACATAACCGGGACGTGCTTCGGGTGCATCCAAAAGTGCTGGGGGTTTCCATGCAGTCATAGGACGTGAGTCCTCATCGCGCACAGAATTACGAGCTTCGTCCGCACGAACATTTCTTTTCTCAGTCATGATTATTGTTCCCTCTGTTGACGACGAATTTCGGCTTCATACTTTTTAAGGCCATTTGCGTCATTAATTCCAAGTTCCCGTGCCATTCTGAGATGATCTTGCGACATCTTCACTCTATTGCCCTTGTAGCTAGAACCGCCTGTAGTGGGGGCGACTGGTGGTCTACTTTTTGTTCTAGGTTTACTTGGACTTGATCCAGAAGATAACTCAGGAAATACTTTTTGTAAACGGTTGTTTAGGTGGTCGTAATATTCGTCCGAATTTTTGTCGAAACCTTCGAGGTCAAGTTGGACATCAATAGCACGGGCCGCAGCCGTCTCTCGTTCAAAGCCAGCGGCATTGAACCAGTTGTTTTGCTGCCACCAATTCATAGCCTTGGGGGGAGCTGGGTTTTGTGCAGCTTGCTGTGCGCGGCCCACTGTAGGGGATGCGGCAGCGCGTTGCTGACTTTGTTGCTTCTGCATTTCTGCAATACGCATAGCCGCTCGCATGTCGGCCATTTGCTCTTGGAAGTTAACCTGCGCTTCGGTGTCGCCCTCCTCCACAGCCTTATGTAAAGCCTGCTTTGTTTGAGCGTAACGCTGATTGAACAGATCCTCAGAAGATTTCTGTGATCCTTGCTCCAAGCGTTCCAGACGTTTCTGGAGCTGTGCGTTTTGCTCCTGTATCTCTCTGGCTTGGATCTCAGCCTCACGGCGCTGGCTTACGAGCTTCTGGATGCGCTTCTGAACCTTGGGGCCATAGTCTGGCTCCTCTTGCTCTTCAGCAACGTCCACAGCCTCCTCACGGGCCTCCTGTACGGGATCGTCAATTACTTCAATCTCGAAGTCATCAACCTCACCCTTGGCCTTTTTAATTTCGGCCTCGATTTCATTCATGATGTCATTTTCTGCCATTTGGATTACCCCACATAAGCTGCGACTTCAACGCCATCTGGCAAGATCGATGTGATTTCATCATCGTTCAACAGAAGGAATTTAACGCCCTTGATAACAAGTTTCTGACCAGCATATTTTCCATAGGTTATGCGATCTCCGACCTTGGGAGTAACTTCGGTACGCCAGCGTTCACCAGTGTCCCTGTCCCGATATGCCAAGTCGCCCAAGGCGCAGACCGCGCCATGAGCTGTCAGGTATTCTTCATTATCTTGTGATATTGTTGGGAGGTGTATCCCACTCGCGGTTTTTCTCTTAACCTGATTAGGCTGGACTAAAACCTTCCAATTTAAAGGTATTGGCAGTTGATCCGAAGTTATCGTGGCTTCGGTATCTTCGTCGGTAAAAGTTTTATCATGTTGATGAGACATGTCATTCATCCTCTTCGTTTATATTTTTGATCGTCTCGCGGATAATCTCAGATGCTTGCATTAAGCCTTCTGCGATCCCTACGTTTTTTTGGTATGAGCTAAAGTCGGACATCCGACCATCGACCA